CGGTCAATCTGCAACGATTCGCACACCTCATCCAGAGCCGGGTGGTCTGCGGCAATACCAGCGCTGAGCATACCGATGAACGCCTCAAAGGTTTCTCCGGCACGCGCCAGATCCGGACGAGCCTCATCATCCAGCAGCGGCCCCCAGGTTTTAAATTCCTCCACGTTTTCCAGCATCATGACTCTGGGGCGGGTGGCCAGCGCCCAGCGCAGTACGATCCACGCCAGTCCACGAATCTCTTTTTTAACCGGCGTGCTGCCTTTGGCTTTGCTGAAGTGGCGGCAGTCCGGGCTAAACCACGCCAGGCCAACCGGTGCGCCGGCGGTCGCCACCACCGGGTCGATATCGAATACCGATTCGCAATAATGCAGCGTGTCCGGGTGGTTTGTCGTGTGCATAGCGATCGCATTCGGGTCGTGGTTGATGGCGATGTCCACGCTGCGGCCGGTGGCCATTTCAATACCGGTGCTAGCGCCGCCGCCGCCGGCAAAGTTGTCGACTATGATTTCTCTCATGCTGGAATGTTCCCGAATGTTTTGGTGAGGGCTTGTGCCGTTGCGATGATTACACCTGCTGGCTCGCGCTCAAGCAGCAGAGTGTTGATGTGGTGTTTCACCTTGCGCTGGTGCTCCGGCTCCAGATCGGCAAGATGCTCGATTTGGTCTGCCAGGCGTTTGACTTCGACCGGCCACACGTCATTCTCCGCTGCTGGCGCTGCTGGCGCTGCTGGCGCTGCTGGCGCAGACATTTGCTTGTAGGAATAACCGATGCGGGCGCTGGCGGTTACGATGTTGTCCGGATCTAACTCGATGCCGATGAAAGAAAATCCCTCTTCAATCGCCGCGCGGCCGGTACTGCCGCTGCCTGTAAATGGGTCGAGAACAATTCCGCCTGGTGGAGTGATAAGGCGGCAGAGGTATTTCATCAGCGCAATCGGCTTCACGGTCGGGTGCGGGTTCTTCGCACCGTTGTTGCGTCCGGCACCGGCGCGAGGATCGTTAAGGCCCGCGCTACCCTCTTTGCGGCCACCAGTCATTTCCGATGCGGAGAAAGCGATAAAGCGTTCCATGCCTTCGTCGCGCTCTGCTGGCGTCACCTTCGCGCAGTAGAAGAAGCGCGCGGCGCTACCGCTGTCACCATGATGATGTGTCGCGACACGCTTTCTCATACCGAGAATGTTTCCTGTCCCGGCGGCTGATGGCTCAGTACCTCTTACCGGTGATGCTGCGCCAGCGTTTGCCGGGAATATGGCGATCGCTTCATCGCTGCCGTCGTGGATCAGGTTTGCTGGCCAGCGCCCCTCAGGTGTCTGCTGGTAGTTGCTGGCGGGTTCAGTGCTGTCCCGCTGATGCGATAGTAGTGCGCCTTTACCGCCAGTCAGCTCGTCATCGGTGAAAATACGGCAGGCGGTGATGTTCAGCGCTCCGGTACGATACTGCTCCATGTTATTAGCCACCGTCGTCTTGAACGGCTTACGGGCCATAACGATTGGCTCATGGGCGGGCTTAAGGCCCGTTCCCCAGCCGTCAAACTCTCCATCGAGATTGTGAGATTTCGGGAAGCCGGTGCCGTATAACCACTCGATCATGTCACGGATTTCAAAGCCTGCGTCTTCGACGTTTACGACCAAGCGGTGATAGGTTCGGGAACCACCAGACGCCAACAGATGCCCGCCTGGCTTAAGCACGCGTAGACATTCTGCCCATTGCTCAACCGTCGGTACCTGATAATCCCATTTGTGCCCCATAAAGCTCAGGCCGTAGGGTGGATCGGTGACAATCGCATCCACTGAGTTATCCGGCATCGTCTTCAGAACGGCTTCGCAACGACCAACATGTAATTGATAGGAGTTCACTTTAGAAATAGCTCCGCAGTTAACGCCGCGATAAGCAGCAGGATCAGCACAGCCGCCGGGCGGATGCTGGCATAGAAAATATGGTGGCGCGCGAGGTGGCGCCGGATTGTGTTTTTCATGGGGAGAGGGCGTAAAAAAACCGCCGATTGGCGGTTATTGTCTCGATATCTTAAAGGGAGTGGCTATAAACTATTTAAGACAGAGAGTGGGAGAATATATTGGTTAATCGGTGTCTATTAAACAATTTAATTAACATGGTATTCATATGGTGGCATCGTTGTCCGGGATTCTGCGAACCAGCAACTTATTGCCATCAATGATCCGAGACCTGTATCTGTGCTCTCCTAGATACGTGAAATTATGAATATACGCCTGCGCTTTTTTTAAAGGTATACCAAGCAAGGCTTTTTCAAAAATAATATACTCATTAACTTTTAGAATTAAAACCCAGTAGCCCATTGTCCTATATGTGAATTTTTTCTTATCATTGATGTAATCGACTTTCACGATCACCTCCTAGCCATCAATTCATAAAAAAAACTGTACATTCATTGCTTTCTCAATAAAAGATTTAAAGCTTAGTATTATCAAAACCTCAAAGTGAATTTTGGTGCAATAGCGAAAAGAAAAATTAGGAAAAAGCTTAAAGTTTTTAGGTCGGTAGTTTTTGAATCTGGTCTGGTAGTAACCAGATGTCAGAAAGATAAACTTTTGCTGTGCAATTATTGCTCTTTGAAGGGTTTTAATGTGGTTAATAATTAGTCCGAAAAAATTTCATAAAAACTCATGAAGTTAAAGGATTATGATGTTTTTTTGCGAAACCCTGCAGTTGAGTCACGAAAGTTCAACTAAGAACATACAATGTTCGAAATTCCCAGCCTTTACTTTCGACGTCGGCATAAAATTCTTCAGCGCTGACCTCTGACCATTGTTCCCACTCAGGGCTCCCGTTGTTCTGTCGGATTTGGTAAATCACCCCTGATGGTTCATTAACCATGAGAGCTAACCTAGTTAATGCTACTCTTTCCTCCAGAGATAATTTGCAAATAGTATTTTCGTCGGCCATTTGCATTAGTCTCTCGCGAGTGAACATCTCAATTAGTTTCTTCACTGTTTGACCTCTTTACAGTGAGCGCCGTCTGGCACGGCGGGGAAATCGTCGCCCCAGCCACCATGGGAACGAACATCAGCCAGTACCCGCTCGCAGACAGCCATAGACGGCATCGGTGTGATACTCCAGGCGCTGCCGTCGCGCACCGGAGAGGCGAGGATCAGGAAAATGAAGGTTAAAGTTGTCATATGGACTGATCCTTGTCGGTACCCAGACAATCAAGCCATTCAAACACGTTCCAGTATTTGGACCAGTCCGGTTGATCATATTGGTCAGCCTCTTCATTCCACTCGCCAGCAAATGGATTTTCACATACTGATGTGAGCCACAAGCCGATAGCGGCGCAGTCGGGGTTACCCTCAAAAATCTCAGCAATTCGTGGCCAGTGGTTGACGTACCGTTCATCAACAGGGAAATCTTGCAGATAAAGGCGAATGCATTTCGCTGCGCGGGAATAATCTTCACGCATGACGATCATGTTGTCGTATGTCATCGCCAAGACAGCGCGGTTGTGTTCAGGGATATCCTTGCGCTTAGGCAGTGGCCAGATTTTATCTATTTCCCAGTTATAGGCATTTCGAGCCATGCCCAGATAGCGTACAGCCATATCATTCCAAATTACCGGGCCGCTGCCCCATCCGTTACTCAGCTCTTCCATCTCTTCGGATTTTTCGCCTGGCCATACAGCTATTACAGTGGAGTTGCTCATGGCTTCACCTCCCCGGCGCGGATGCGGATGCGGGTTCGGATACGGGCGCGAACTTCATCTGCATAGTCGCGCTTGAACTCTCCTTCATCAGCGTTAGGCAGGAACTCCAACGCGGAAAGAATAGCGCCAGAGATGTCGTGGGCCTCGGCTGGAGTGTCATCAACAAACCCTGACTCCCACGCTGCGAGGAGTCTGTTTGCCGCAAAGTGGATGCCCTCGGCGCGGGCCTGTGTCCGAACCTCGCTAAGAATGGCGTCTGTTGGTGTGTTTGCGAAGAGATTGGCAATAGCCGCCCGCAATCCGTTCTTTATCTCTTCAATATCGTCGCCGCCGATATCCCCGTCGGTAATAGCCCGGTGAAATGCCAGCGCCATGTCATCATTAATTTCCTGCAAACTCGCCGCAATCAGCGCCCGCACCTGCTCACGCAAAGCATCAATTTCGTCGTTCTGTGCGTTGAACTTTTCATGCGCCTTCAGCACAACGTCATTTGCTTCTTTCAGCGATTTTTCGGCTAATGCTGCATCCGCATTCAGCCGGTCGCGCTCGGCGTAAACGGCCATAGCAGCTTCAGCATCCTCACGAAATACGCAGTCTATGATTCCCTCGCTCAGGCCTTCGCTGTCTCGCGCATACAGCGTCCAGAACTGCGCCTCGCTGTCTTCACAGCGTTCGATTTCATCGCCGTTACTCCGGCAACCATGCACGTAATACTTTTCCATTTTTATCTCCCGCCGACCGCAGTCAGCCAAAAATCCAAACGCACAGCAGCGTATAAACGCAGCTCATGAACATGCCGAAAAGGTAAATACCGAGTGGGTGCATCATTTCTGCATCTCCGGATCTGGCGGCAATGAGGTGTGCGGAACTGGCACGAGCGTCACAGGGCCGTTCTCCGAGGCAGCGTTAATCGCGAAGAGTGCTACGGGCAGCTTCATTTCCGCTGGTATCAGGATCGCCAGCGTTTTGCCGTTCACATTCAGCATTACGCTGACGTTTTTGATTTCATCAGGTTTCACAGTTAAGCCCTCAATAGTCCGCAGCTGGTGGCCGCACGCAGGCGCACCGCACCGAATGCGGCGGCGTTGGCTGGCGGTCAGGAGGCGGAAAGGGTGGTTAAATGGTTTTCTTCAGCTCGTTATAACGTTGAAGAAACTGGACACGCGCCTGTCGTGGCGTCAGCGGATAGATCATGAAATCGGCGCACTCGATGCCCTCAAGCAGCAGCCACGGCGTGCCGTCGTCCATATCGAAATCGCGGCGCTCGGTGGCCAGCATAATCAGGTCCGCACGCTTAACCTGCGCAGACATTGCAGCTGGCAGATTGAACTTGTCCCGGATGAACTGATCGACACGGTGCTCAATCACCTGATAGTCAGGTAGAAACGCTTTCAGTGGTAAACTTACATCACCGCAGTAAGCCTCTGCTGCGTCGTGCAGCAGCGCCTCTAACGCCATTTCTGGCGGCACAAGGCGACTGACGTACACCGAATGCTGCGCCACGCTGTAGAAGTCCTGCACATGGCCGGTAAAGCGGCAAAGATTCGACAGCGCACCGGCGATATCCTCGATGCTGATGGCCTCCGCATCGGTGTCGGTAAAGCTGAAGTGCTTGCCGGAGAGTGTGTTAATCCAGGTCATTGCTGCTGATCCTTAATTGCTGCGCGGCGGGCCATGCCAGCGCAGAACTCTGCGCGCAGCTGGTACCAGGTGATATTGTTGCCAGTTGCATGGCGTGAGGCCTGCAACCAGTGATGAGCGGCATCAGCGAAAAGGCCGTCGCGCTCTTTCTGCGCTGCTGATTGTGCCGAGCTATTTGGCAGTGGCATAGATACTCCAGAAAGCCCCGGGCGGGGCTGATTGGGTGGCGTCAAAAGGGAATGTCGTCGTCGAAATCAGGCTCTGGTGATGGTTGCTGACCAACGTTTCGCGAGCCTGCGTTTTGCTGCAGGCGTGATTGCTGCTGATTGCCTGTCGCCTGATTGGCATAACGGTTTACAGTCGGACCACCGCGCGCGCCCGGTGCGGCACCGTTCGGCGCAACTGGTTGACGTTTGTCCACGTCTTTTAACGACAGCAATAACTTATCAATCGCCTCTGCCGGTACTTTGTCAGCCAGCTCGGCATACGTCAGGCGTGTTTTAACCTGGAAAACATGGCGTATGTTCATCTGGTAGGTATCCGATCCGTCGGTGCTCTTCGTGCGCAGCTCCTTCTGCAGTACCAGTCCAACAGATTTACCTTCGATGGCAGGCAGCGCCCACACCATGCCATCTGGGGTTTGCCGCTGCTGAGGTTGTGCATCACGAACTCCGGCCGCCCACAGCAGCGCGGATACTGTATCCATGCCGAAAGTCTGCTCACCTTCGCGGTTGATAAAGTTGATGCGCAGGTAATTTGCCTTGAGGCCATTTGATTCGAAACCCAGCTCCAGCGTTTGCGACTGGCTGTCGGTCCCGAAGTTGTAGTGAGCGTGCAGGATCACACCCTCATAGGCCCCGGTTTCGTTGAGCATGGCTGACGTTCCGGCCTTTTTCGCTGATTCCGGGTTGAAAACAAAGCTCATTGGCTGTTGTGGTTGCTGCATCAGATGTCTCCTTCAGACATGAAGTTACAGATGGCCTGGTCTACAGCGAACAGGTCATTGTCCATTTCGGTTTGATCGGGGAATAGGTCGGGTGGTGCTTTGGCGGTGTCGTTATCATCGCCCTTGATCAGGAATACGTGCTTGCCGTCTTTCTTGATGGCGCGCAGTACGATGGAGAAATAACCCTCCGGCGTCAGCTTTTCATTTAGCATGCGGCCAACTGTTTTCATGCGCACCTTGCCTTCTGACTCTTCGGTGTGCGCAAGAAAATACACGCGTACATCGTCGGGCAGCTGGGCGGCCGCGGTGATAATTCGCCAGATATGGTCAGCCATTTCGGTGTATTTGGTGTAGCCAGTGGTGTAGGCCTTCAGCATGTTTTCGTGCTGCATCACGACCTGAAAATCATCGATAATCAGCACCCGGCGATTCTTTGAAAGCACCATCCGCTGGATCTTATCTTCAACATCAGCCCAGTCATCAGTGCGGAACACGTTACCGCGCTGCGGCTCTCCGTTCGCGTCAGGTTTACCGTGAACTTTCCAGGTGCCTTTATGGCGAAACGGCAGCAGCTTGGGGATGCACTGAATTAGCAGGCAGTCGTCGGGGTTGAAGTTTCGCAGGCTGTAAGACTTGCCCGCGCCGGAATCACCGAGGATTAACACGGGAGTACCCATATCAATCTCCCTGCAGGTAATGCTGCATCGTGAATTTCTGGTCCTCGTCGAGGTCCATGTTTGCCAGGCACCATTTCAGATATCCGCG